CGGCGAAGGTCAGGGCGAAGGTCAGGGCGAAGGCAACGGCGAAGGTCAGGGCGAAACACCCGAAAACCACAATGACAAAGGTCATGGTCATGGTGGTCATGGTGGTAATGGCGATGGCGGAAAGAATCTTCTTGAACCCATCTTAAACAAGCAATATAATAAAACACATGATGATTCTTTGACACAAGAATTAAATATGGTAATTTCTTCTTTTAATAAGAAGAATAATAGTGGAAATGGTTGCACTTCATATAGTGGTGTTTTCAATCCGAGGAACGTAGCAAGAAATGATTTTCGTTACTTTGACAAAAAGGTTGCTTCAAGAGGAAATAATCCTTTTGGTACTTTCCACCTTAACTTAGTTATCGACCATTCGGGAAGTTTTCGGGCGTTGCAAGATTCCGCAAACACTCTTATCAATTCTCTTCTTGAGGTTGAAAAGAAAAACTCAAACTTTACTTTTGATGTTATTTTGAGTGGTGACGGACTTACAGAAACAATCAAACCGAAATGTTTCATTCGCGCGGATAGTGGAAATAGTTTAGGTTATTATGAAATCTTAGAAGTTATGGGCAGACACAAAAAGAAAAATGCTTATGTTTATAATATTGTTTTGCATGATGGCGGTGTCTACGCATACGAGGGTTCAAGTAAAAATGCTTTTCTCGCATGGGATAATGCAAACACAACAATTATTGATACTGGCGATAACAAGAGTGCCTTAAGAAAGTTGACAACCGCAAGAATTATCTATTCACCATATTACGACCTTGTAAAAACTTTGGGTTCTCAAGTTGCGGATATTTTAAGAACGGCGTTCCGTTAAACGGACACCACCCGAAAGGGTGGCGTTCGCGCCCGGGCGAAAAATTTTTCAGAAAGGTGTTGACAAACTATTATTCATAGTATATAATAAGTATGTAAGTTAAGAAATGAGGTGAAAATTATGGCAATCAAATTATATCTCGCAGGCCCCTTCTTTACAGAAGAAGAAAGAAAAATTGTAGAGGAACACGCACAATATTTTCGTGCGATTGGATATGAAGTTTTTGTGCCGATGGAACATAAAATTCCAGATGCAGAAGAATTACCAAACAATGAATGGGCGCGACTTGTTTTTCTTCAGGATAAAAAAGCAATTGATGAAAGCGATATTGTTGTTGTTCTTGAAGATAGACTTACTGGTGATACTGGTACTGCATGGGAATGCGGTTATGCATATGGTATTGGTAAAAAAGTCAAAGTACTTGAGGTGCAACCATATGGAGTTAAGTCTTTAATGATGGTAAATTGTGCGTATAACTGGCGCGCGTTCGAGTTCGATGAACAGAAATAGGGCAACCCTATTTCGCGCCCGGGCGCGCCGATGCTCACAATTTGTTTACAATTCAAGGATTGACTTTCTGAAATTTCTCATGTATAATAAATATGTAAATAAGAAATATGAAAGGAGAATCCTAAAATGAAAGTTAAAGTTATTTATTCCAAGTGGGCGACAAAAGAAATCGAGGTCGACGACAAGTTTGCAATTCTGACAGAAGATTTAGACGAAGATGCCATTGATGAAAATGAAGGTCTTATTGATGAATTGTATGCGATTTGTGAAACCGCGGCTTTTGAGGACGATTCATGTAATGATTTTTGTGGTGTGAGAAGTCTTGATGATGAAGAGATGATTATGTCGTGAGGTAAAAGTTATGAGAAGAAAAGCTATTGAATGTGATGTTTGTGGCGAAAAAGCAGATGGGTGGTATGTATTTGAAACCGAATATCGTGACATTCTATCTGGACGCTACAGTAAAAAAATTTGTGTATGTTGGAATTGTATGCAATTTTTAAGGGATTTGATTAGAGAGGAAAGAGGACTATGAAAGAGAAATGGGGTTTAGATAAACCATACAAGTTTGAGTGGAACGACTTGCGTGCAGTTATTACTGTCATCAACGTGATTCTCATCATGATTTTTGGATTGAGTATTGCATGGTTTGGACTTGCAGTCGCACTCATCGGACTTGTAAAAGATTTTTTAGTAGACCATCGCATCAATGGCGCGATTATGCATGGAGCAAATGCGGTTTTGAATTTGTATTTTATTTGTTTGCTGTAAAGGAGTGAAAAATTATGTATATTGCAAGCGTTTGGGAAATTCGTTTAATAAATTTTCAGGGTGAAGATTGTGAAATCCATTATTTCAAAGATGAAAATAGCGCACTTAGGGCTTTTGGTAATCTTTGTAAGTATGCAAAAGAAAACTGGGAAGAATTTCGTGAGGGTGACAACGGAAGAGGAGAGCGAGCCGCATCCTGGTTTGACTGTAGATACAATGAAGACAGTACATATATGACACTTGCTTGTGTAGCTATCGGAATTGAAGGTACGGACTTTGAATGGAATATTTATTGAGGAGGATAACTCTCCTCGCGCCCGGGCGCCGTTTTGTTAACAATTTGTTTACAATTAGAGTATTGCGTTTTTCGAGGTTTAGGTATATAATAAGTATGTAAGTAAATGATAAAGGAGAAATTGAAATGGTAAAAGAAATCTGGTTTGACATGGATGGCACAATCGCCGACCTTTATGGGGTTGACAACTGGCTTGAAATGCTGATTGCAAACGACCCCACCCCATACGCTACGGCTAAGCCGTTGCTCTCTATGAGTGCGCTCGCCCGCAAGCTCAATGCACTCCAGCGCAAGGGCTACAAGGTAGGTATTATCTCTTGGCTCTCTAAGGAAACTACAGAAGCCTATGATGAGATGGTAACAATCGCTAAGCGCACATGGCTCGCGCGCCACCTACCGAGTGTCAAGTTTGACAAGGTGGATATTGTAGCCTACGGCACTCCGAAGTGGAAGGGGCGCAAGGGTATCCTGTTCGATGACGAGCGCAAGAATCGTGATGACTGGGATGTAAACCTCGCTGGCGATGCCTACACGCAAAACGAAATCATGGACGTCCTCAAGGCTCTGTCTTGAGGCGGCCGCTTAGTAAAGTGAAAGGAGCAATTATAAAATGGAAATTAAAAAAGTTACAAACAGAGTAGAATTCAAAGAACTTCGTGGTGGAGATATTTTCCGTGATAGTTCTGGCAATTATTACATGAAAACTCTTTATGAAGAAGAGTGTGGTACAAATACAATCTCTCTTAATGAGGGTGATCTCCTTCATTATGACGAGGATGATCTGTTTTTTGTAGTCAATGCAACATTAGTAGTAACAGAAGGATAATACTCTAATCTATTAAAATACCAAACTTATACTAAGGCGAGTCACCAGACTCGCGCCCGGGCGGAATGTGAAATTTTTGTGAACAATGAAAATTAAAACTTGAAATTTTCAGAAAAATGAATTATAATATATATGTAAGTTAAAGAAAAGGAGAATTAAGAAATGGAATACAAAGTGTTTTGTAATAAAATCAATGAAATCACTAATGAGTTTACAAAAAGGTTTGGTTGCCGTGCGATGTGCGGTCCTGATTTCATGTACTGTCCAGGTTTAGATTTGATTTTTTACGAGCTGGATTTCTCTTGTCGTCAAAAATATACCAGAGATTTCCTACAAAGCGTGAAGCGTCAGAAGCCTAAGGTTAGACTAAATTCTTTTGTTTGGAGTATTCTCCATGAATTAGGTCACCATATAACGAATGATGATTTGACAGAAGAAGAAGAACGTTACTGTGATAGGAAGCGCGCAAGGGTAATGAGAACAAAAGCGAAGCACCCATACTACAATCTTCCTGATGAGGTGATGGCGACCGCATGGGCGGTTGAATACGCAAACACGCATACAGAGGAAGTCCGAGAGTTTTCGGAAAAACTCCTTGCGGTTCTCTCCGAAGCAAGAGGAACCGTTGTGGTCGGCATCTAACCGACCCGCCGCCCGGGCGCCGATTTGTTCACAATTTGTTTACAATTAGACTATTGCGTTATTCTATACTTTAATATATAATAAGTATGTAAGTTAAAGAAAGAAGGTAAAACCTAAATGAACATTGTAGTTTTTGACACGGAAACAACGTCACTTGAAAAGCCATTTACTTATAACATCGGTTATAAGATAATCGATGCTAACACTAGGACGGAATTAGTAAGGCGAGAATTTGTAGCAGAGCAGACCTGGAAAAATCTTGCGCTTTTTTCAACCGCCTATTATGCTGATAAGCGTCCTATTTATGTAAATGCTATGCGAGGGAAGAAGGCATTTCTTGAAAAGTATGGGTATATTTGTAGAATTATGGCGAAAGACTTCCGTCAATATAAGGTGGAATATGCTTACGCCTACAATAGCCCCTTTGACGAAAAAGTTTTTGATTATAATTGCGACTGGTTTAAGTGCTGCAATCCTTTTGATTCTATTCCCATTATTGACATTCGAGGTTGTGTTCATTCTTTTCTCATAGATAATGATTATAAAGAATTTTGTGAAGAAAATAAATACTTTACACAAAGTGGAAATTATTCCACCACGGCGGAAACGGTCTATCGATATTTGTTTGACAATAATTTTGTAGAAGCACATACCGCACTTGCCGATTCTGATATTGAGGCAGAAATCTTATTTGCTTGTGTTGATAAAGGTGCGGTCGTTGGAGTGAGTTATCCAGTAATGCAATCCGTATTAAGAACAGTACCGAGAACACTTGAGGTTGTTAAAGATGGAGTAACCCATAGTTTTGACTACACGAAAAAGATTGTAACAAAAGAGGGCAATAAAATCTTCCTCTCCTAAGCCGAGGAACCCCGAAAGGGGCGACCTTGGCGCCCGGGCGGAATGTCAAAGAAATTTTAGAAAAAAAATGAAAAAACTTTTCGAAAAAGTGTTGACAGAATAGGAATCTTCCTATATAATATAGATGTAAGTTAAAGAAAGGAGTTGACAAGATATGGCAACATCGAGAAAACAAATCAATGAAGGCGTCCGCAAGGACTACATGGAAAAGGTTCGCAATTTCCTTACTGAACAGGGTGAAGAAATCCTTGTGACCGCTTCCAACGAGCTTACTATGCCGTGGGCTGATGCCGAGGGTAACGAGGGCTACATTGTCCTGACCTTCAAAGTACCTACTGGCTCTCGTGATGGTACGGCTTATGATGGTCATGCCGAGGCTAAGAACTACGCCTATGACGTTGAGGAAAAGGCGAAGAAAGCCGAAGCCGCCGCAAAGAAAAAGGCGGCAAAAATCGCCAAGGACAAGGCGGTGCGTGAAGCCAAGAAAGCCGAAGCCGAAGGCTAAAGGTCTGGCGGAGCCTTAAATCCGCCACCACATAACCCTCTATACATACCTCCTATCTTACTTACGGAAGCCGACAATGCGTCGGCTTTCCGTCGTTCCATGCGTTGTGGCGCCCGGGCGCGTTCACAATTGTTCACAATTCAGACTATTGACTTTCTGAAAAATCTCATGTATAATAAGTATGTAAATAAGAGATAGGAAAGGAGATTCCAAAATGAAACTCTATAAAAGACAAGTAAAATACGTATGGTTCGGTTATAACGATAGAGGTTCTCCGCCGATAGAAAAGGAAACCGAATGGCTGGACGAGGACGAGGCGCGCGCATTAGGTATTCAAACTTATGAAGGCTGTACTTCTTGCATAGAAAAAGAAAGATTTGTTGAGGTAAATTAAAATGGAATATTGGTGCTTACTTTTTGGAAATTATCATGATGAAGATTATATCGAATATTTTGATAGTGAAGAGAATTGCAGAAAGGCTTTTGAGGAAATTTGTGAGTTCTGTAAAGATAATAAAGAATTCGAAAGAAGTTCATGTATGTGTTCTTGGTTCGATCCAAACTGGAATGAATTTACTACAGTTGTTGAGGTAACTAAATTAAGTATGCCTGAGATTACTCAGCGTCCTTACTCTCTGTTTTTTGACAAGGCATATGAAAAATATCAGGCAAAGAAGAAAGGTTAAAATGAATTATGGCAATTGAGGTTAGATATTAAGAAAGGAGGTGACCCCTATGGCAAGTTATGATTATGAAGGAACCGTTTATATTTCACAAAGCGAATTAGAGTACATGGCAGAAGATTTACTTAAGAATTTCGAGTCAGAATGTATAGATTGGGATGAAATCAAAAGCGACGCTTATGCTTATTTTGAAGATAACTATATGGATATCGAGGACTATTTTTTGGTAATTGACCAGATTTTTGATGATGTTTGGGAAATTGCAAAAGAAAAATATGAAGAAGGGATTGACGAATAATATAAAATTACGTGGACTAGTGATAGTCCGCGTTCGCGCCCGGGCGAATCTCAAAAATTCCTTACAACCTAAAATTTTTTTGATCAGGATAATTTTTCTTGATTTTTTTTATGTCAAATTTTGAAGTCTGTCAAGTGTACCGCGCGGGCGCCTGGAATTCTACCCATGTCAAATTTTCACGTAAGCTGCGTCTCGTAAGCTGCAAGCTGCGCCCTGGGAGCTGCGCCATAAGCTGGGAGCTGCGGCCGACCATAATTTGAAAGTTCCAGAAATTTCTGGTATAATAAAAGGGGAAATATAAATATAAATATTTCTACCACAAAATTTAAAAAAGTCAAATTTTGAGCGCAGATAAAAAAAGAGGAGAGATTTCTCTCTCCCCTAATTAACCCTATCAGTTAAGGTCTTATGCGAGCTTATAGCCCACAACCTTACCCTTTGCGCCGGCAACAGTGAACTGTTCCTTCACAACCTTGCCCTCTTCAACCAGTGGCTTCAAGAGAGGCGGGATTGCCTGACGGGTAAGACCCTCAACACCAGCGGCCTCAACGATCTCGGTCGCAGTCTTCAGTTCTGCAGTCAATACTGCGAGGACCTTTTCGCGAACCTCGGCCTTAGCCTCAGCCTTCTTAGCCTTCTGCTTCTCGGCGTAAGCCGCGCGAGTTACCTGTGCGTTCTCATACTTCTTGAGTTCCTTCTCAGCGAACTCGGTGACCTCAGTCTTCTCAGCAGCGTTAGCAAGTGCGATTACTTCAGCGATAAATTCAGTGTACTTCATAGTGTTACTCCATTTCTTGCGGTAGGCCGCAACCCAGTTTAAGTTTTTGTTCTTTGGGGTTTAGTTTCTCTCCCCACTTTCTATATATATTATACTCTAATTTTCAGAATCTTTCAAATTTTCTTTCTCCCAATTTTTTACGTCTTCGAGAGAAGGTTTCCAATAATCTGTGCCCGCATAGATGTATTTGTCTGGATCATAGCTATCAGTATAACGTACAGCCTCGATAGCCCCACGCAAAGTACGCAGTACATCTATGCAACATTGCGCAGCTGCGATCTCTTCCTCGTAGTATTCCAACGACTCTTCAATAAAATCAATAGCCTCCAGTTTCTCACCAAGAGAATTCTGAAAAGAAGGAATACGCTCCAGCACTTCTCTGTCGCGCGCAATTTTCTTCTTGTTAGACTCGATCTCATCCTCAAAGATGGAGATAAATTCCCTAAGCTCGGAATCTGAAATCGCGCGGACTTTATCATGGGGAACTAAGTGGCAAAGATTCTGATACATCGCAGAGTTGCGGCTCGATTCATATACCGGAACCAGCTCCTTCTCGCCTCTAATATAAAAGTAGATATATGACGACATTTCAGTAGATCTCCTTTCCCTTTTTCTATATATATTATAGCGGAATTTTCAGAATATTTCAAGATTTGAAATTTTTGGAATTTTTTCGCGGCGGAAATTTCTGGAAAATAAAAGTTTGAAAAGTGTGAAAATTTGGACCAAAGACTTATCAGTCCCATTATCGACCACAATCTCCCTTTATCGCTCGATATAGTACGAAAAAATCGATCGTCACCCCGCTCTGGGAAGGGTCCTTATACACTTTCGCACATATAATACGCCAGTCTGTGTCTGGCTTCTATGCTTTTTGTACCTCTACCTCGTGGTAGTTTTTCCCACCGAGGCTCTTCCCTTTCCCCTTAGCTTCGCTCCTTTTTCTAGAAATTTTTCTCTACCCGAATTTCTCGCCTCTGGCTTCTTCCCCTTTTCTTACGCCCCTATAGTATATACCTACGGCTTCGCTTTCTGGCCTACTAAGACGCCTTCGGCGTTCACATTTTGGCTTTTACGGCGGCGACCCGATCAAAGTTTTCCTCCTATAGTATATACTTATAGTATATACTTAAGGCTTATGCTTTCTGGCTTACTTTCACCGACCACTCCAGCGTTCGCGAGTCCTCGCCTTCGGCGAGAACCCGCAACCGCCGAACCGGTCTCAGCCGCTACGTCCCTTCGGGACGTGCGTCTAATAAACGATTTTTTCGGAAAAAAAATAGAGGGCTTTCTAGTCCCTCTATATATATTATAAATATACTTTCTGCTTACATATTAAATGTAGTTTTTCTAAAATACTCCTATAAAATTTTGGTGACCTGAAATTTTCAGAAAATTTCTTTTATGGCTTACTGGGCGGCCGAGCCATAGAATCCTTTGATCCTTTAATTTCATGAAGTCGCCGCCCAGTATACTTAAATCCACCCCTTTACCCATGCGGCACCCCAACCATCGGCCTGAATCATAATTACTTTACCTTCTTCCTTTATTTCACGTACACCTAAGTAGTGAAGCATAGATTTAAGTGGGTCAATACAAGTTTTCTCTAACTCTTGCATCTTGCCAACACATTCATTCCATTCTGAAGGAGATAATGGAGATTTAAGCTTTTCTTCTAAGGTATGATATTGATTTAAAAAATCACAGTAAAGAGTTGCCACCAACCTAATTCTTTTATCTTCATCTATATTATAATCGCTCATCTTGAACTCCTTTAGTTCTAATCTGGTTGATGTTTCCTTTTTCATAAAATTCCTTTGGCTTTATTACGCGCGCCTCATCATCCAAAATGTAAAATCTTTTTTCACCACCAATAATCACAACACCGCTATCTGCATAAACAACTATATCATACCCCGCCATATCAATAAGGTCGTAGATTTCTGTAGTTGCCATTTCATTCTGACTAAGGTCAGTTGCAATTCCTTGAAGTTTTGTAGGTTCCGCAGTTTTTAATTGATCTCTTATTCTAAAACCTTTATCTACAAGATAGATGTAGATTTTTGTTAAATAATAAACCAACTCTTCTTTGGTTTTGATTGGTTCTTCAGTATCAACCTTATCCACATCACAATCTTCAAGGTCAGCGATATCAGCAATTCTATCCAAACAACCAACTGCTTCTCTATAATCTTCTGCAAAATCTATAAGTTCTCTCTGGTCAAAAAAGTTCTTAGTATTTACTATTCCCGTAACCTTGTGCAGACAATCAAAATAATAATCAAAAACTTTTATAAGATAATATTCAAGTTCATCGTAACTCATTCCTCAATCTCCCATTCTTGATCGCCCTCTTCTTCGAAGTCGAAGTATTCGTCTCCAAAATACTTTCTGATTTCCTCTATATCTTTTTCTTCCATATCCCAAGGATCGAGTTTAATCTCTCCAAGAATTTCAGTAAGTGGGTTTAGATATGCTTCATCAACCCAGTCTGCGCGCCGCCAGTATACGTCTACGAGTTCATCATCGCCAGCTTCTGCATAAATCTTCGCACATCCGAGATAGAACAATTTATCTCTCAAATAATCCTGCGCGACTGCCCTCAAGGTATTGCAACGATCACCATCTGAAAATTCCGCTTCAAGTGCTTTATTCAGCAAAGCTTCTTTATTAGTAACTTCTCTATTCTCCATATTCGCACCTCAGCAATTCTCTAATTTCTCTTTCTCTCAAGTAATAATTTAACTTGACGTACCAATCATTTACTTCTACGGTTTCTTCTGGAGTTAAATCATACTCCCAATACTCGTCATACTTCTTACCAAGTAACTCGCGCAGATGGTCATATCTATTAATCACAGCTCTCATTCTCTCTCTAAGTTCATTCATTTTAATCTCCTTCTTAATGATCCCACTCAGGAAAGAATTCATCAAACATAACTTCGCCATCTTTAGTTACAAACCGATACTCCATACCTAACATCCAATCAGTATAAAAACACTCCTTACCTTCACACATTATCTTATCAATGGTGAACTCTTCTCCGTAGCAATTATTAAATGCAATAAACTTTGCAGTTTCGCGGAAAAGCTCTTCTGCGGTATCGTAGTAGTTAATATACTGGGTCGGAATATCTGTTTCCCAAAAGGATTCTAACGTATAATAGGGGGTAATTCTTACTTGTTGTCTAGCCATATTTATTTTCTCTCTTTCTCATTTTCTATATATATTATAACCGAATTTTTTAGAAAAATCAAATCTCAAAATTTGGGCTTACTCGGCGGCGGCCCCATAAAATCCCATAATGAAAGCGCACCCCGTCTAGGAGCGCGCATTCAAAGAAAAGAAAGAGATCTATGATGTCTACTCCTAAGGGAGTAATTTTAGTTGGAGCTTCTGATCAGAATTGAACTGACGACCTTGTCATTACCATTGACACGCTCTGCCTACTGAGCTACAGAAGCATATTTGGTACCTCCAGAGAGATTCGAACTCTCATCTGCATGATTAAGAGTCATGTATTCTAACCATTGAACTATAGAGGTATATGTTGCCTCAGCCGGTGTACACACTTAAACCCGATCCGCGTCGAACGCCTTGATACTAAGGAGCCGAGGACTTGGATGCTTTTCTCTGCCTGTTTATTTTAACGAGGACTCCTGCCATCAGAAAAGCTAATCCTGTTTTGTCCTCTCGTGGGTTTGAAGAGTTTTCCTTCTCTCATTTTCTATATATATTATACTAGAAATTTAAATCTTTTTCAAACTTCAATCTCTAAGTAACTTGTTGAGAATTGCCGCCTTCTTTGGGTTCTCAGTTACCCACTTAATAGCCCATTCGGTAGCTTCCCACTCAATCCTCATATCGTAGAACTCGTTCTGAAGAGGAATGTTCCGATTCAGATAACGGAAGTTCTCCTTGAAGTAGGCTCTCTCTTGAAGATTGTCGCCCCACTTATCCTTAATCTTGTAGTGTCCGATCTCATGAAGCAGATGCCAGAGGTTATAACCGTACTTATCTGCTACCTTACATCTATGAACATTCATTAAGTGACGCATAAAACCATAGTCGTTTGGATCATGGTAGCCGCCTACCACTAATACATCCTTCTCTGCATCGTAATAAACTGGCTCAGAAGCGATCTCAATCACCGGAAGGTGCTTGTCAATCATATGAGCCGCAATCTTAAAAGTATTCATACTCGCACCTCTCTTTCTTTTCTCTTTTCTTTATGTATATATTATATATGATTTTTAAAGAAAAATCAAATTTTTAATTTTCCTTCATATCTAAGTGGCTTTTGTGGCGGCCGCCTCATCAAATTTAGTCATTTAATATAAACACCCATAATTTCTACCTCAACAAGAATATCCACTAAAGTCAATAATTACATTTCTTTTATCTGGTGTAACACCATAGTTACACTCATGAAGATCATTAATATCATAGTCCTCGCAGAACTCAATCAACTCTCTAATCTCTTCAACGGTATAATCCTGTCTAAAGATCGCTTCAAGTCTTTCTCCATCTTCAAGACAGTCAATATCTTCTTCTACCATTTTCCAATGGTCTTCTGCTTCTCTATCACATTCACTATACCACTCATCTACATACTCTTCAAAATAAGTATAGAAAATTTCATTGTCTGGATCAACTCTTTCCTGAAGAAATACATCCACGTCCTGAATTGTACCCACCTTATAAGTCGCCGCGAAGAACTGTTCTAAACTCTTCTTGCACGCAGCATCATAATTCTCAGCTTCGCGCGCACAGAAATTAGAGATGCCAGTTTCTTTAATAAAAGACTCACTAACCCCATAAGAAAGCTTAATAACCCAGTTCTCCAGATCATCACAAACCAGCACAAACTTAGTGGCGCCATAGTTATAACGGATACCCATATCCTTCATAATCTTTTTGCCTTCGTTTTCTGCCCACTTACCATGGCCTGAATAAACCAGTTCATTCTTGAGTCCTTCTGCACAAAGAGCATCAACAATATTTAAAGCGATGTTAATTTCTTTTTCGGTAGGCTTCATAATTTTCTTTCTCTTTCATTTCCTATATATACATAAATATCACAATAAGTAGAATCATAATAATCATCTACTTTTTCTAAAAACCAAGGCTGCTTAGTAAGCTCAGGTCCATCATAATAATTCCAATTACTTCCACCTATACGAGCATGAACACGAATAACATCTGTGCGGCCCGCATATTTATCCCAAGTCTTATAATAAGTTTGAAAAGCCCTCTTGTTTAATTTGATTAAATATTTGAGTGCCTTTCTATGCTTACCATGAATACGTTCCCATCTTGGAAAACGCTTTTCTCCATCCTTTTTAGTGTAATAATTTAAGTACAAATCAGCTTTAAAATCCATAGTATACCAAAGAGGATTAATCGACCATCTTGGTTCTGCTTCAAGTAAATTTCTAATAATACTTTCAGTAAGAGAATCCTCTACATCTTTAATCTCTTCCTTAGTCCAAGGAGTCATATCTGAACATAAGTCTAATCCACGAAGGCGCGGAATCTCAATATTTCTTTCTGTGAGGAGATGTTCAAGGTCTCCAATTTGACTATATGCATATAAATCCATATTTTTTAATCTCTCTTTCTTCATTTTCTATATATATTATACACAAAATTTCAGAAAAAGTCAAAAAAGAAACGACCGCTTATATGCGGTCGCCCTGTAAATCAATCATCTAATTCATCAGTTTCAGACTTGAACCACTCAAGTTCTGTACTAAGCCTATCAACCTGATCCTGGAGAGAATTGACCTTATCATTTAAAGCGCCTAAACAATCAATAAGTTTGCCTATTTGATCAATAGTTCTTTCAAAACATAATGCAACATCTTTATCCATTTCAATTACCCTCATACTCTACAAAAACCGCAACATGGTCTTCTATATCACTGTTATGATATCTAATATCAAAATACGCACCTTCCGGACCCTTCTCTAGCCTCAATCCCCAATAGATCCAAGGAATATCTGATACAGCACCATCATAGATCGGTATCTCTTCATCTTTACCCCAAACCCTGATATGCTCCCAAGGCGGAAGTAACTTTTGAACTTTCTTTAACTTCATAATTATTTCTCCTCTACATCAAGTTTAGAGTTTTCCTCTCCCTTTTCAAACAGACACTTCTGAAGAACCGCAGTAAAAGCAGAGATAAGGAGTCCATCAACAAAAATCTCTTGAGATGACATACCTGCTTGTTCTGCGCCCTCATAATATTTATCAAGTGCTTTCGCAAAAGCCTCTTTAAAATCTTCCTGTGATATAAAAATTACATCTGTCATCTTTCTAATCTCCTTTCATTATTAGTCCATTGGCTTGATTTCTGTTTCATTATCAGAGTAGAAATCACCAAATGTGAGATAAGGACATTCAAACTCATTTGTGTGCGTAACCACAACCTTATAGTCTAAACCAGCCGCATCATCCTTAATTCTTGTGCGCAGGTCATGCGCGCGAGCCTCATTGAATGTACCATAGCGAAGTGTTCCCTGGTAGTCATTTGGCTGGTTTGTCTTATCTACCATCAATGGATTAATGTCTGCCTTCGCGCACTCACCATCAAAATATCCATTACCATGCTTGGTGAGGTAGGTACGTGTTACATAGTAAGGCGTAATATCGTTGTGTCCAACGATAGACCTAACGTAAGTAAGGTCTGTTTTTGTGGGGGTGCCCCAAGGATCAACTTCTTCATCAAGCAACAAGCCCTGGGCATTTTCAAATACAACTCTATCATAGTCACCCACCAAAGATTCATATGTTCTTGGAAGGGCAAGTCTCTGCATCGCAAAGATATCATTAATAAAGTTATTAATCAATATATCAGAATAGAAATATCTACCTTCCTGATAATCTAATGTAAGTCCATATTCCTTCAGTACGCTTGCAAAGTAAACATCTCTTACTGCCTTCAAGATATAAAAGATTTCCAATCTATCTTTGAAGAAAAAGTCTTCCCAATAGATGGGCATTACCTTGTTGCGTCTTACGGATTCCCAAATTCCATACCCACAGCTTCCGTGGCGGCCGTTCGATCTGCGGTTTTCGAGGATACGATTCACCAACATATCCCAGGGAGTTGTAATCATACACTTCGGATCAATATAAATCAGGTTCAAGACTTTCATGCGTTCGGCCGCCACATCAGCTTGTTCTATTTTCTTTAACTCATCATATTCCTGCATGAAAGTCATCGGATTAACCATATAATACTTCGAAAAGTAAATATCTGCATATGCATAACCGGCGCCAAAGTGAGAGTAGACGTGTCTACGACCACGCTCATCATAAGCAGTATGTCCTCTTTGCGGGCCACCGTTAGTCAATACGTTAAGTACCGCTTTTCTGTCGAGGAAAGCCTCGCGGCAAAGCGCGTTTGTCACAAGACCTTTTCCTTCATCACCATAATTTGCACCGATTACAGCATATGTTTCTACCATGTAATTTCACCATTCTCTTTCTTCAAACCTGTATTGAATACTGGATCAACATCAAGGTTTGCATTTTCAACAACGATATTTACAATCTTCTGCGCGATATTGTCGAGAGTTGCGCAGTATACTCTATCCTCACCAAGAACCTTTACAAAGGATTTCTTTGTGTATTCAAAGTCGTAGCAAGCACCATCAACGTGAATATGGTAGCACTCGAACTTATCTTTTACCTGATCGTAAAGCGCCTTCGTATCAATATCCTCTCCGATGTTATCGCCAAAGACAGATTCGAAAGAAGCCCATGCACCACGCTTCGGTAGATAAGGATTCAAAGGTTCATCACCCATTGTGATGATAATACCCTTCTTACCGCGCTTATCAATCGCATCAATCTTTGTGTGCTTGAGTGCGAAGTACCACGGAAGAGTATAGGATTCATATCCATTACCACCGCCGCCAAACTCGAAGTAAATCTTCTCCATCTGGTCAGCAATTCGAATATCGGACTCAAACTGAGTTGCCTGGCAAGGAGTGTCATCACAAGCCATATCACCGATACCCATCGCCATGATCTGAACATCGGGCACTTTCTCATAAAGTTCAGTCATAACAACATTCAACTTCTTTGCAACCTCTACTGCGACGTCACCCATAGAACCAGTTACGTCCAGTGCGAGAATTACAGGAACTACATTCGGGTGCTCTTCGCAATCGCAACATTCTCTAATTACATTCCTCGGATTAAGCAAGGGATCTAGTTCCCTGGATCTAAAGATTTCCTGGTTAGAGTAAGAGCCTACTACTGCACCATTTGTGCTAACTGTACGTCCTAAATTCGTAGAATAGCTTCTAAAAGAAGCATCAGACCAAGTACCGCTACCCATTAAGCCTCACCTTCCTCTTCGTCCTCTTCATCTTCTGCGGCGTCCTCTTCAAAATCGAGTTCGCCATCGAAGTCAAACATATCCTCAAAGATGTTGTTGCCGCCGCCCATCATCATCATCATTGGAAGCATATTACCGTTTGCGGCGCCGGTACCTCCAAAGCCCTTCATCATCTGGCTCATCATCATGAACTTCATGATCTTGTTAGGACCACCCTTGCCGCCTTTAACGTTGCCAAAGAGAGATACGATCTTACCGTAGAAGTAGGTATTACCCATGAAGAGGTGTCTCTCAGGGAGAATATCCTCTACAACCGAGGTCTCATAGTTAAGGCACTTAATAGACTTATCAGGGTTTACAGCGATTACACACTTAGGTGCGCCATTCGCGATGATAATATCACCAATCGCAACTTTGTTGGTAGGGATCATGAAGAAGCAATCCATATCACCCATGCTGAATACAAAGTTATTACAGTTGACGAGCTTATTCTTCTTTACGTCGTAGGTCTTATAGCCTCCCGAAGTCTTAATGGCGATATCACCATTCATAGAAAGTTTGCACATATTCGGGCCAATCTTACCAAACATATTCTCTAAAAAGTTGCCCATAGTCTTAATCTCCTTTTTATCTTTTCTTTTATTTTATGTATATATTATAACCGAATTTTAAAGATTTTTCAAGTTTTTAATCGATCTCTTCAATCCAATCATAAAGGAGTGAGTAATTATCGATATCCATATCTTGGTGATAGTGGCCCATAAACCAAGTTTTAAAGTCTGCGGTTTCACTAACAATTTGGTGGAAGTTGGAGAGCTTATCGTGAACTACACCTATTGGAAGTTTTCCACTATCACGAAGTTCGTTTAGTACATAGTCTGGGCCACAATGGGTTATGATATAGTCTACTTTGTTGCTGACTTTCGCAAGGTTTGCGAGACCCTCTTCGTACTCCTCATCTGATGGCATTTCACGTGCCCACCAACTTTTTCCTTCGGTGCGGTGCCACTTGTCGTGTGATTGCGCGCCTCCAAAGGTGAAGAAGGTTTTACCATTGATGGTGTAGACCTGACCGCGCATAAGGTGAATAATGGAATCAGAAATTTTATGAACTTTTCCGCCATTCCACATCTCAACAGGATAGGCATCAAGTGCATCATGGTTCTCGTGGTTTCCATCTACAAAGAGAGTTGTCCATGGTCTTTCATTAAACCAACCCTGGACATATTTATCATACTCGCCCTTATCCCAAATTCCACCGAAGTCACCACAAACAATTACATAATCGTCCTTAGTGAGCTTTTTACCCTCTGGGAAGAACTTTGAATTGAGTTTAAAGAGATCAAGATCTCCATGAGTATCGCTAACCCGTCACATAAATATGTGACATAAGACCACCCCCTTAATTAACTAAATATTTATTAGACATTAAATCCTCTAAAGTAAATGATTTTAAAACTGTATAAGGTATTCTTACTAAAGGGATACCTTTATTTTTACAATAGTTATTTTTAGCTTCGTCTCTCTTTTTTATAACTTCTAAAGTTTCAGTATGACTCCAGACCCCGCCCTGCATACCTTCAAAATGTTGTCTACCATCATATTCTATACATCTTTTTACGTTATTATCTTCATCAAAAATAATAAAATCAAAACGTAATTTATATCCAGTCTCTTTTTCTATTTCAGGAAAACCATAATTATATAAAAACTTTATATTGGCATCAGTTAATAGTTTAGAAATTTTCTCTTCTCCTTTAGACTTAGAACATCCACAAGAAACCGCATGGTTACTCTTTAGAGCATTTTGTGTATATTCCTTTACTGATCCACACTTCATACATTCGCATAGATAATATCTTCTACGACGACCACTATCATAATAATTACGACAACCTAAGTCTTTAATAACTTTTAAGTTCCCAAAAATAGTACCAATAGCAATTTTTGCTTCTTCACTTCTTTTATTGTTGTAATCTATTAATCCCTTATGCTTCATACACCCACAAGATTTTGTGTTACCACTTCGCAAACTTGCTCCAAGAACAGGTAATTGATTACCACAATCACACTTACATAACCATTGTATTTGTTTATTTTTTCGCTCTTTAAGTTCAGAAAGAACTACCAAATACCCAAAACGCTGTCCTGTTAAATCTATTTTTTTACCCATTATTATCACCTCTATAAATAAGTGGCAATTTATATAACAGGTTACACAAATTTAATGTCCCCAGTAACAAAAATTTTCATTTATTTCGTCTTCCTCTCTTTATTTCCGCGGGCGTGCCATTCGCTTCAACCTTCTTGACGAGCGCCGCGAGTGCTTCGTTTAATTCATCAGGTAGGACTTTAAACTCGCAAGTCATACACTGACAGTTACATTCTTTGTAGTTACATCTTAGGCGTTTCTTTACAGTTTCAAGTGCGTTTTGAGTTGTCATTTATATCACCGCTTTCATTTAAACAATCCTGGCAATAAATACTATTTATTTTGTAATCTCTACTTATTATATCCTGTGGCACAAACCAATCTGCTTTCGGTTCATGATAGGCATTGATTTCAGCTAATACTTTACCACATTTCTCACAATGGATAATTGCTGTATAATTACTCATTTCTCGTCACCATCCATTCTTGCGCCGCAATTTGAACAGAAAATAGGATGATATTCATGTGTAATTTTATTACACCGACTGCATTTTAGATCACGAGTGTAGCCACCAAAAGGTGTAGGCTTTACATTAACTTCTATCCACTCTCCATGCTGTCTTTTTTCATCTTTCCTATAACTTTCACACGAATGAGATTTCATAATACAAGCATCTTGGTATTTATAACAAACAACAGTATGAATACAACCTTCACAATTAGCCATCACTCATCACTCCAATCTCGCTCCACAAGCAAAGCAATAATGTAATTCATCTTTATTTCCATCACACTCTGTCATACTCCCACAGAATGGACATTCAACATATCCATCCTCTTGGAAATCAATCCATCGCCCAATGGGTCTTTCTTTTTCTACCGCTTGGATAGCACCTTCCAGGGCTTCATATACTTCTGCCATCGAATAATATCTGTCTATGAATTGAGATGGCAATCTATTTAAAATTTCAATTTTCTTTTCCTTATCCATATAATTTCCCTTCTTTCCTTTTCATATATATATTATACCCGAATTTCCAAAAAAATTCAAATTTAAAAAGCCCGCTTATTAGGCGGGCCTTCGATCAAAATTAACGATCCTTATTTATTAACATACTCAAGATACTCGTTCATGTCTTTCCATTCTTGTGTTCCAATAAAATCCTCAACCACCAGCGCGCGAGGTCTACCACTACCAAGTTGTCCGATCCAGTACTTATAGCCGGCCGCATCTGGTAAGCGCTGGAAGAACACATCATAAAGGATCTTTACAAACTCATCATCACTTACATTACGAGCCGCGAGTTCCGGCGAGTTAAGGAAGAAAGTAACTACATCCGTAGGAGTGGTTCCTTTGGACTTGAGTGTACTTACCCAGTAGTCGAGTCCACCACTATCTGCCTGTCTGCCAAAGACTGCGATATAAAGTGATTCTACCCAGATCTGAATTGTGATATATGTCCACCATGGGCACTTACCCCATTCAGTCCATGGAGTATCGTCTGTAGGTACAGTTCCGTATTTGTGTCCCTTACACTCAATTACAACTTTCTTTCCCTTTACCTTGCCGAGATAAATACCTACATGACCTTTCTTGTGAACGATGAGACCAGGGATATCTGGCATTGAATCATAAGGGCCGCGCTCTGTACAAAGTTTAATGAAGTCATCTGCGGATACGTCATATTTTGAGTTATAAACCGGATCTGCATCGAAGTCATTATTGGTATTGAACTGATAGCCTTTTACTGCAAGTCCAATACAGTCAAATACTCGTTGGCCATACTGAGATGTGAAGGACTCAACTGTCCACTTCTGCGGAGGGTATTGAGTTGGATATTGACCTTTCTTTTCTTTGTAGAGTTCTGGTGTGGCCATTTGTCCAAATGTGCCGTACCAGTATGGCGCCATAAGTGCTAGGAAGTGTCTAGCGAATTGAAGCGCCTGGAAATTGTTTTTTACGATCATAGATATACCTCCTTAAAATAAAAACTTTACATTAAGTTTTTGCATTTCTTCTTTAAAGTTTTTTAGAAAGAAATAACTAATTCTGGTTTGATTAAGTGCTATTTTGGACTGAACATTCCAAGGATGTTCTACTCCTTCTTGATCTTTCATTGTAGGGTATTCAATTTCTTCTGGGTGGTCAATTTTAACAGTTATTAACTTATCTATATTTTCTTTAGAATAATCTTTAAATGCTTTATAGAGTAAATTAAAGTAGAAAGATAGTGGAATATAAATACCATTTAGGTACATTAAATGTATACTAGTTAAGTTACCTTGTTCTTCACCAATAATATCAAAATCATCAAACAGCGCAGAAGCTATTGCTCTAGCAAATGCTTTTTTTACCTCTTCATCTTTTCCTTCACCTATAGCACCAGGATTATCACCTTTGCCAGGAATTAATTGAAGGGCCATAAAAATTAATATTCTTCCTTTCTTCGGCTCCCCCACCCTATGCATCATAGTATCCCAAGTATCAAGGTTAATTTCTCCACCTCTAAACCCCTGGGTAAAAGTCTTTCCTAAAGAGTAATTCTTAGTATTAGAATAAACAATAAAGCTGTCATTAAAATCTTCTAGCTTACCCTGTAATTTTTTTAATGCATCTATGTCTGCCGGTCTAGTACCAAATACATTTTCTTTCATCCATTCTTTAACTATTTTATCTCCACTCGGTATGTTATAAGTAACTATCATGTCAGCCTTTTGATTTGTAGGACCTGTTCTAACCGCATTATCAAGGAATTGACCGATTAAGGTTTGGAGAGATTCGGAAGCATAACCTTTTGATCCTTTAGAAGTCCAATTTTCTAGTATTCCAAAATTTTTAATTGCTCCCTTCCAACCCTCTTTTGTATGGTAAATAGTTTTTCTTCTTTCGTTAATTGCATTGGAAATTTTATCCAATTGATAATCCTTAATAAAAGATCTAACGAATTCATTACCCATTTCATTATTAATATCATCTAATATTGGTATTAATTCAGCATAGGCATCTTGTAAATCTTTTGAAACCCTTTTATCCTCAACCCCAGCTTGGAAAGATGCTTTTAATGCTTCTCTTGTTAGGATAGGAATCCATTTTCCCATAACAGAATCAATAACTGATTTTATTGTATCCCTCCCTCTATTAGGAAGTAATTGTTCTATTTCTGCGATTATTTTATCTGCATTTTTATCATATTGACTTTCAAAATATGTATCAAAATGGCTTATTACTTGTGTTTGATTTGTTTTTGTAATGACTTGAAAGTTTCTTTTAAAAACTTTTTTTAAGTTTAATAATTCATTATAACCCTTAATTAGCTTTTCACTAATACCTTGCGTCTCGGAGAAAGAATCATTACCATACTTATAATCTTTCATGAAGTCTTCCCCAAACTTAGACCTTAATAGTTTTATTTCTTTCTTATATTCAGAGTCTCTTAGTTTCATAAAATAAGAGGCTATTCTATCAGAATCTGACCCTTGTTCTATTCTATAATCCATTAAAGCAGTTGTTTTTTCATAAAGATTTCTCCATTGATCTTGGAGGTCTTTATTATTACTAGTATCAGTATTAAGTCTTTTATAATAAACGTAACGTTCGCCATTTACTGATTTATCATATAACATCCCGAAACTCATCTTTCTCCTCCTAATAGAGACCCGGCCTACACGGCGCGGGCCTCATAAAAATTAATCATCAAGAAGATCTGCAAGTCGTGCCACTTCGGATCTCTTCGGCTCTTTAAAAGGCTCAAAATAATATCTCCAAACATATCCACCAGCACTTTTATATCCAGTTTTCTTCTTGCAAACATCACCTATATGCACATGAGAAAGATTGTATTTTTCTTTCATATATCTTTCTGCGGCACGAATATTTTTATGATACCGGATAAATTTGCCGTCTTTTGTATATTGAGCAATAGGTATTTCGATACCAGAACCTAATTCTTGATGTATATCTCTGTATTTCTTGAGTTTTTCATAAGACCATTGAATACCGTATGCCGTCTTTTGAGTGCCACGTGCAGCAGCGGCAATATTATCATTATCTCGTTTTCCACTAAATATTCTTTCAGCTTGAGCAGCGGAGCAAAAAGACTGTAAATACATTCCAAACAAATCATAACAGTGGACTGGTCTAGAAACTGTTCTGAGTGGATCATAATTTGGATAAGTTTTTAAACGACTATAGATCGCTTCTATACTACATTTCAATTCATCTGCAATTTGTTTTGGACTAAGGCCATCTTCCCACAGTTCGTAAACCTGTTTTATATCAATGTCATAAATACTACCACCTTCTCCACCTGTAGTCATATTATATCCATTGTTAAAACTATCATATAATTTTATGTAGTACTTCTCTAAGTCGTCTAAATCTTTATTTCTAACGTCTTTGGCTAAGATTTCATAATAAAACTTATCTTCTCCATAAGAATTTATTGCATTATAAAGATGTCTATTGGTGTGCTTTTTAGCTTCTTGAAGATGTTGTTTCCAACGAGTCTCTACATCAAAAAGCGTTTGACCAATATAAACTTTGTCATTTATAGTGTTTTTTATAATATAAATATTTCCCATTAAAACAACTCACTTAATTGTGCAGTTTCACTTCTAACACAACCCTCCATACTTAAGTAGGAAAAAAGGTGATGCCCTGCAAGTTTTTCAGTCATATTTTTAATACCACAATCTTCTTTAAATCTCTCTCTATCTGCCTGAGATTCATCTCCGCACATAATAATAATACTATGTTTAGCACATCTACTAACAATCAATCTACAAAGTGCAGTACTTAAGTTTCCACATTCTTCTACAAGAATAATACTATCAGTAAAAGTGCGCCCTCTAAGAGTTTCTATTGGAGCAAATTCAAGTTTACCTTCATCAACCAAAGCTTGTACAGCATCCATGCTCCCCATGATGTCTCCAAGCATAGCGAACCATGGCATCGCTTTTTCATTATAGGTACCTGGAACAAGACCAAGAGAAGGATAATCCTTAACACCAATGTTTGGACGAATCAAAATCGCTTTATTATAAAGCCCCTTTTCTAGACAACTTAATGTATACGCCGCGCTCAAAAAACTTTTTCCAACTCCGTAAGAAGAGTTGAAGACTTTTAAAGTAGAAGGTGCAGTTTGTAACATATGAAAACCAAGTTCTTGGGTAACTGTTAAAGGTTTGATTTCTCCTATCCATCGACTTTTGATCGGTGTCCAACGAACTTGTTCATATTTTCCATTATGAAGATAGTATTTATCAACGATTTCTCCTTGTTCGTCAGCAATAAGTAGATATTCATTTTCATTCAAACCATCAATAGGATATTCTTTCTGATAAAATCTAGTAACTTCTTCTTCATTAGAAATTACTTTGTATCCCTTATATTCCATTAAATTTCCTCCATTAAAGCAAAATATCAATGTCTTCGATCCAGCCTGTAATCAATCCTCTATCAAGAAGTTCTTGACCTCTTACATACCAGTCGGTTTTAATATTTGCTCTAATCTCTTCTTCAGTATAACTAGTATTCTCCACATAGAACTTAGTCATACGCTCTACGGTTTCTTCGTAATCCCTAACTGCCGCAATAACTTCGGAGTAGTTACCTCCTAACTGCGCGGAGCCCTGGTGAATAATTAAATATGCGTTCTTCAATGCAAAACGTTTATGACAACTCAAGTATATAAGTGTCGCCGCAGAAGCAACCATACCAACCGCGATTCCCCATACTGGAGTCTTTGAAAGTCTAATAACCGAAACAACCGATTCTTCAATATCGAGGCTGCCGCCAGGACAGAAGAAGAAAATTTTGATGGGTTTACGTTCCTCAACTGGCGTATCCTTATCTTCGCGGTTCCATCTAACAATTTTAGATACTACATCCAATGTATCTCCATCGATCTCATCCAACAACCAAATAGTTCGGTTATTAAAATCATCATAGAACTGTTCAATTGATGGAGATGGAAGGTTTCCAGTCTGAAGTTCATCAATAAGGTTCTGGAGCGGAATACCTTGCGCCGCACCATAAGTCATGTTGGGGTTTTTCATAGCGTGTACCTCACATTCTTTATTTGGAGTTAGATTACTCCTATATTTAAGTAGACTTTTCTACTATGTACTCTAAAAAAAGGACTATATGACATATAGCCACATAGTCCCCCGCTATTAGAACAGCATAAAAAGATCATCGAAGATAGTGGTCAAAGGATTACGCACATCTGTAGCTGAGAGAGTACAATGGAAAGTTTTGTAGTCCTTCAAAAAAGCATCAAGTTTTTCTTGATATTGCTTTTGTGCTTCGTGGACTGCCTTCAATGCATCCTCAACTTCCTTCGCGCGCTCCTTACGCTTTTCACGAAGTTCCTTCTCGCGCGCGTCCTTCTCTTCCATTTCGGTCAGGTACTTGTCCTCGGCCGCAACGCAAGCCTCTTCTGAATCAAAAACCTTTTTAAGTAAATCTGAATAATAACGCATAATAAACCCTCCTGTTGGTTTATAATATATTCTCTGGCATCCTGTTGCCAAAGTTAGCGTAATAAAAAAGACGGTTTTAAAGGATGACCGAAAACCTATTCCAGTAGATAGAAGAGTTAGTCTGTCTTTAATGGCTCTCTTGCTTCGGGTTTCATTACGGAGAGGTGTTATGGTCCCGTAGAGTTGAGAGAGGGAGGTCCTACTAACATTTTCCCCAAGCGCCGTGACATTGTCACCAAATTTCTAGACCAATGATCCGATCTGCGCCCAAACACTTTAAGTGTTCCAATTACCATAATCTCATACTGCGTACACCTACATACTCCGCCAATATCTACTAGTCGAATTTTACCTTTGATTTCTAGCGATAACGAAATCCCCTGTGGCACAGGTACTGAAGTTGGTCGGATAAATTCTAACCAGGTTCAACTCCGTCGGAACTGAGGTCATTTTAAAGTCATACCTCTCTGACTAGATTGCGGCGCTCTGTCGTCCCTTCTACGCCGGTCCGTCACACTTGTTTCTTCAGGCTTGGTGCCACCTTGTCTGAAGTTGCCCTACCAATGGGTGCGGTCGGTAGTGTTCACCATTTTGTTGGAGTGAAGTGAGTTCTCTCTCACTTTCTATAATTATTATACTAAAAATTCGAAAACTTTTCAAATTTTCAAGTGGCTGAGACGATAGGGGTCGAACCTATAACTACTGGGTCAAAGCCAGTCGTGTTGCCGCTACACCACATCCCAATATGTGGCAGGAGTTGTAGGAATCGAACCCACATCAACGGTTTTGGAGACCGCAGTTTTCCCATTAAACTAAACTCCCATTTCTTTTCTCTACTCTTTATGTATATATTATACATAAATTTTAGGAAAATTTCAAATCTTCTTATTCCTCTACCACCTCAACATGGACCACCTTTCCTGGAAATAAATAGTTCAAGTTTCCAGTATCTCTAACCCTTTGCGGCACCACATCGAGATCAACTATAAACTCCAATACATCACGGTTGTCCGCGCCGACTCGATGGTTTTCTAGGGTGTGTCTATCTTGTTTATTATCTCCAAGAATGACTTTTATGACTTGGCCGCTCTCTAAGTAGACGTCTAGCTTGGTGCCGATTTTCTTTGCCCAGTAACTACCCATCGCAACACAATATCGATCACCAACCATTCGTATTCCATAATCACCAGTATATGCTTCCTGTTGGAGCTTATATTGCGGCGAGTCGACCCGAGTTATGTTTCGATAGTTCTCATATGACTTAAATGTTCTCTGTCCAAAGAATGGATCTGGTAAAGGCGTTGGTGAAGGAATTGGGGTAGGAGTTGATGTTGGCGTCGGTGTCGATGTGAAAGTGGGCTTATTAGTCGGTGTTGGAGTTATAATCTCTAACTTTTTTAATTCCACAACCGGTACTGGAGATTTTTGTCCAAATGCGAAGCATAAAATGCAACAACTAAAGAAAGCAAAAATCAAAACCAGCAAAAACTCATATCTATTATTCTTTCGTAAAATAGTATCTACCTCCAATTAACAAATAGCGCCTTCATACACTGGAGGCGCTATCGAATGCTCCTTCTACTCATGGTAGATGAGCTCATTTTTGTCCATCTTAATGGTACGAAGATGGTACGCACGATGTCTTCACGCATCACTCGCTTGCGGTAGATAAACATTAAGCCCTTACCTACTAGGCAAACATTTGCAAGGAACCAGACCCATCCTGGTCGAACACTAACCGGTATAGTTGAGAGATTTTTTAGGGAGTTGTTGCTCTCTGCTCTTGCGACGTTCCGCGGTGTACTAGCCCTTACCCGAACGCACTCACTCTTATTGCTAGCCGAGTGAGGATTTATTTGGCTGTTCCGGTGTCTTCATACCCTTGAGAACCATTTAAAGAGTGCAGGATTTTTTTCTCTACCAAAGATTTGGTCTCGGCAATGGGACTTGAACCCACACAGTGTTTCCACCGACGGGTTTTAAGCCCGTTGCGTCTGCCATTCCGCCACACCGAGAAATATTAAATTGGTACCGAATAAGAGACTCGAACTCTTACACCAAAATTGGTACTTGGTCCTTAGCCAAGTGCGTCTGCCATTCCGCCAATTCGGTATATATATAAAAAGTAAAGAAACGCTGAGGTTATTGACGTCTTTTCCATAGCATCCAGTACCGTTGGAGATACTTACCACACTCCCGATTAAGGAGTAGCTATGATAGCCACTAGTTTTGAGAAAACTAGCAAACACTTACCTAGACTGTTATAAACTTCCGTTCTCCACATTCTTCCTTGCGGGATTCACAGCTTGCAGACTGTTAGAGTTGCAGTTACTTGTACTTGTTTCTTAGCTTCACTTGCGGTTCCACTAAGCCACCATATTGCAGATGGATAAGACTATTTTCCGAGCCTAGGTGAGCACCACTTTTGCAGTTAATATTTGCTTCGAATAACTGGATTCGAACCAGCGTCCTATTGCGTTCAAGGCAATCGCTCCACCACTGAGCTATATTCAACGGATCCTCTCAATGAACTACGAGGGTGCTCTTAGGACATCCATACCTTTTGAGTACATTCCATCCTTCGTAATCCTGCTTGTCTTGTGTCGACTTACTACTTTAACTTCCACACTTCCTTTCGGAATTCATATCTGTTAAAACTTACATCAGCATTTGTTCCATCCCTGGAACTCACACCAAATAACTACTTAACCATTACATTCATTTCTGAAGTAGAAGCACCTGTCTCTGTACTCCGACTGTTCATATTCTCCACGGCGCTTTAGATATCCGCTCTCGAACTTAGAACAATTCTAGGTCTTTCAGTAGGTTTTCCGACGAACACTTCCGAAGAAATGTCGCAGAGTGCAAGGAATACATACTCTGCTTTATCCCTATTACTAGGTTTATCTAACGGCCCGAAACCAGCCGATTTAAGTTTTCAAAGTTCAGTTTCATTTTACAGTTAATATTATAACTGAATTTTCAAAGAAAGTCAAATTTTCTGGTGCGCCCTCTAGGATTCGAACCTAGGACGTGCCGGATATAAGCCGGCGGCTCTACCACTGAGCTAAGGGGGCATAAGTGGTGGTTTAGGTTTACCTCCGCGACGACACCACCAAACTGGAGGAAAGGGGGTAAGGGTTTCACACGCGGCTATGCTTATCCCTTCACGCATCAAGTGCGCTAATTCAGGTTTGAGTAGGAGCTTAACCTGATGAATATCTCCGGAACCCACAGTCCGCTTTCATGGGCCTGGCCACCCCAGTGAGAGTTGAACTCAACGTCTGTGCCTTGAAAGGGCACCGGCTTTACCGTTTGCCTATGGGGCGATAATGAAGTGATGGTGGTACCACCCTAAGCGCCCATCACAATTGCGCTAGAATTTAATTCGGCCAGTAAATTCCGTAATCTGGGCTGTTTCTTGTCCAAACTAGCAAACTCACGCGCATTTCGAACGCGACCGCTTACGTTTTACTGGTGAGGAAGGTAGTAAGCACTATACCAAAGCAGGGTAACCCCTGTGGCGACTCCGACGGGTCTCGATCCCGCGACCTCCAGCGTGACAGGCTGGCGTTCTCCCAACTGAACTACGAAGCCATAAATGGCGGGAAAGGAGAATTACGATATCTCGACCTTACGGTTA